CATTTGAAAATGAAAATGAATTCTATCAGAAGCTTGGTACTCGGGATAAAGATGGTGAAATGGTTAGAGTGATAGTAACTGATGTAGTACAATTCACTGAAACATCATTAGTAGCCCACGGAGCTGACCCATTCGCTCAGAAGATAGGTACAGACGGTAAGATAGTTAACCCAGAATTTGCAGATGGAGTATATAGCTTTGGAGCTGATGATAATAAAACAACAATGAACTTTGACTGGAAGGATGGACTACTATCTCTAACAGCTGATGACACAATACCTAATCAATATAATAACAATAGTAAAACTAAACATGTTAAACAAATGGAATTTAAAGAATTTTTAGAAACCTTCAAACCTAACTTCGAATTGGGTGAAGATTTAAATGAAGAAAATTTCACTGAAAAATTGGAGGCTTTCGTAACTGCTAAGGATGCAGAGATACAAACGCTGACCGACGATAAAGGTGATTTAGAAACCCAGTTACAATCGGAGAAAGACACTGTAACTGAGTTGAACAGTACTATCGATGGTAACAAATCGAAAGTAGAATTAGCAGGAACAGTTCTTGACTCTACTAGGTTAGAGGCTAAGAAATTCTACGAATTAACCGCAGGAAAGGATGATTCAGATGCTGCTATATTAAAGAACATTGAGGAAGCAGATTTTGAATTAGCTGAATCTTTACTTAAACAATATAAAAGTGAAGCTGAGAAGTTATTTCCAGACACTTGTCAAGATTGCAACTCAACTAACGTTTCGAAAGCTTCTACATTACAAGAAGGAAACGATGTTGATGACAACAAACCAACTGTTAAATTAAACAGTCAGGTAATGAAAGAACTTAAGGCTAAGAATAAAAAGAAGTCTATCGCTTTAGGAAATTAATTAATTAAATAATAAAACACACAAATTATGGCATTAACAGTATTTGGTGAAGTAACTAAAACGATTTTTCTTAAGCAGATTCAAGCGCATAAGTTACACCAAGAATTTGCAGTAGCCACAGGCAACGCTGTAAAAAAAGGTCAGGCAGTAAAATTAAACACTGCTGGTGAAATAGTACCTGCAATAGCAGGCGAACTAATGGGCAAGGTTATCGGTTATTCTGTACATGATGCAGCAGCTGAAGAACTAGCTACTATCGGGATGAGAGCATTCACAATAGTATGGGCTCAATCAGCGGGAGCATTGGATGCAGGCCCGGTTAAAATCGGAGCAGCAGGGGCTGACCCAATATATGCAACTTACGTAGCAACAGCCTTAGAAACTGATGTAGTAGGATGGGCATTGGATAGTGCAGCTGGAGCTGATGAAATGATCAGAGTAGCTTTAACTTAGTAGTAAAACAATTTAAAAAACATTAAAATTTAACAAATGGATTTAAGAAAATTTGAAGATTCTAAGTTTAAAGGTCAGATCAAGGAATTTGTACAAATGGCTGAAGCTCTTAGAGGAGATAAGGATAACCCACAAGAAATTGGCTTAGCCGATGTAGTGGATACGAAGTTCGGTATTACATTAGACGAGCTTTATGAAGATTTAGGGATAGACCCTACAATCGATACAGTGAAAGCAATTTTTACTGTACCAGGTGGAGATGATGTTCGATGGTTAGTACCGGAGATCATTCGCTCAGCAATCCGTTCAGGATTAAGAGATGCTCCACTTTGGCCAAACTTGGTATCATCTGAGCAATCAGTGACCCAGTTAAAAGTAACAATGCCTTATATTAATATGTCAGATGCAGCACCACGTAAAGTAGGTGAAGCTGAGACTATCGCTACTGGTACCATTTCTTATGGACAAAAATCATTAGAGGTATACAAAATTGGTAGAGGTATCAAAATACCTTACGAGGTATTACAATTCGTATCGATTGATGTAGTATCTATCTTTATGCAGGACTTCGGGGTAAAACTCGGTCAAGCTTTAGATACTTTAGCTATCGATTGTATTATCAATGGAGATCAAGCTAACGGCTCTGAGTCTGCTCCAGTAATTGGAGTAACTACTGCAGCAGCTAAGGTTTATAAGGATTACTTACGTCCTTGGATTAGAGGTTCAAGAATGGGTAGAAATTATAACACTATCATTGGTAATGAAAGCGAAGCTTTACTAACTCTAGACTTACCAGAATTTAAGGATAGAGCTCAAGGTACCACAGAAGCGAATTTGAATTTGAAAACTCCGGTACCTAATTCTGCAGATTACTATATTCACGGTAATATCCCAACAGATCAGGAGATCTTATTGGACAAACGTTACGCTATCGTTAAGTTTAACGTTATACCATTGAATATCGAATCTGAGAAAATTGTATCAAACCAAACGTTAGCGTTCTACGCATCATTGACAACTGGATTTGGTAAATTATTCTTGGATGCATCATTACTTTTGGATAAGTCCGATACTATCGCAAACTTACCATTCCCATCTTACATGGATGTTGATGCACTACAGAATGTAACGATTGATTAATTATCATTCACTATATTTATTATTATTATTCGAAAGCCTAAGGTTTATGCTTTAGGCTTTTTTTATTATACTTTAACCTTAAATTTGAAACAATGGCAAAATATGTAAAACTAGGCGAGAAAGCTAGTATGTTCTACGACCCTACACTTAACTTAAAAGTATTACCTAAGAAGGTAATAGAATTACCAAAAAATTATCGTATTGGAAAAATCACAATGCGAGCAATAGCAAACGGTCACTTATTGATTACCGATAAGAATGACACAATCCACGACGAAGAGGATGAGGAAACAGAAGATGTAGTTGATGCTACTGAAGCAGCCATCAAACTGATGGATGAAAATGGTGTTGATCATAAGGAAGTAACTGGAACAGGTACTGACGGGAGAATCACTAAAGGCGATGTAGAAAACTTCTTGGATGAGGATTAATTAATAAACACTTTAAACCTTTCTTATGTCTATACCAATAGCAAACTTTGGATTTAGCAGAAATGGTTTAGACGTCACATTCAGTAACTTATCATTCAATACTGACGGCTCAACTACATACGCTTGGGACTTCGGTGATGGTACATCTTCAACAGATAAAATACCCCCCACCCATACTTTTGGTAGTGAGGGGTTTTTTTTAGTGAAGTTAACTGTTACAAATGGTGCAGACGTTGATACCATAGAGATGAACGTAGGAGTTGGTGCAACAGCAGCAACTATACTTAGTTTACCGATTTACAAATTGGTAGAGTATTACTTACCTTCAACTTTAACTGATGCTTCTAAAACAGAAATAGTAGCCACTATACAAACATGGCAAATATATCTTCAACCATTAGTAGAGAATCCAGAACTACCTATAGAAGATATACACAATGAAGTTAAATGGCAAGCTCTAGTAAACGTACTCATTGCACAGTTAGTTGCTTATGATATGTTAGTACAAGAGGCCGCTGCATTCATGGCTACACTCTCGAGTACTAGTTCAGGTGGAGCTACCGGTACAAGGCAAACCAAGAGTATTGAAACTGGCCCAACTAGGGTAGAGTGGTTTAACGATAGCGAAACATTAAAAGATGTTAGCTCGGCTTATTCAAAAGCAAGTAGCTCTGATGGCATTATCAGTTTATTAAAGGATTCAATATGTCAACTCACTAATAGAGTTAGAATCTTTTTACCTATCTGTGGGCAACTTAGTCATAGTCCTACACAATTTAAATTAAGTTCAACACCATATAACTATTTATCATACTCATCTTCTCTCGGTAATATGATTGAAGAAACCATTTATATTTGGTCAGGTGATTTTAGTTGGTAATTAAAAAACACAATCATGAAATATTTTACAGTATCCAATGTCCTAACACTATTATTTTTAGCAACATGGACTTTCTTTACAATCATTGGTAGAGTTCGTATAGAACTATACTTCGTAAGTGTAATCCAAACGACGTTACTAGTACATCTAGTATTTAATGGAATGTTTGATAAAGATAAATCAAAAGTTTGGTATATGAGAATACTAGACAGAGTGCTAGGTAAATTTACAACTACTGAGTAATGAGTTTCTTAACACCAGAAGAATGGGTGGAATATGAAACCGTAATAAACGATTTCCATGATGACGCCTTTCAAGAAGACATACACTGGTTAACCCTTGTTAACAAAGTCAACCCATTTGGGGAAGATGGTGACGAGAAGGTGCAAGATGTCCCCTTGAAAGGTTTAATCAGTTATAATTATTTCAGATCATGGCCTATGAACAAAGGTACCACTACTGGTGAGATCGACAAAGAAAGTTGTATGATGTACTTAAATAACCAGTACTTATCAGACAACGGTTATTTAAATGCCAATGGTCAATTCAAATTCAATCCGGGCCTAGATAGATTTGCTATCAGAGGTATAACATATAAAGCAACAGGTGACGCACAAATATCTCAAGCTAACGGTAAACCGTTACTACATTTCGTCATACTCAAGAGAGAAGAGATTCCTACGGGGAATTCGGTTTACTAATGGGTTATCGCACAAATACGAGAGTCGTACCTGGACTCAGTCCTACTATAGTCCTAGACGGGGACTGGTTGAAAACTGGAGCTTTGATCAAAGATTTACCACGGCTTATATTATTAGGAAGCGGGAAAGGACAGAGATCAGGAGCTGAGAAACTAAAGAAAATAGTTAAAAAATATATTAGGCAAGGTAAAGCACCTCCGGGAGTACATTGGCCAGAATTCTCAAATGATTATAAAAGGTTAATGAAATGGAGAGGAGGAAACCCTGAATCATTCTATTATCAAACAGGACTATACTATAGAAGTATAAAGGTATGGCATAATGCAACCAAGACAGTTTATTATGTTGGAGTTGAGAAAGGTAAGAAAAGGCCAGGTACTAAAGTAACAATAGCTAAGATAGCTAGGTTATTAGAAATGGGTTCAGCTCACTTACATATACAAGCAAGGCCTTTATGGAAACCAGCTTATAAAGCTTCAAAAGGAAGTAGAAAAATAAAATCACTTATCATCTGGCATATTAGAAAAGAAATTTATAACGCTTACGGAGTAAGAGCAAGAGTATACTAAATGTTATCAAATATACAAGAAATAGTCGAGAGGTCAATATTCATGGCCGTAAAAGATCAATTGGTTAAGTATGAGTATATGCCTGACCCAGATGATTATGAATTAGATAGTGATGTAATATCTGTATTAGAAAATGCTAATGCAAACTATGCAGCTGAGTTAGTTACTATAACAAATGAGAAAGGCTTTTCTATCGAGCTATTCGGTATGTCAAACAATCAATCCAAAGGTACTCTAAAGGTACCTCGTATTGTGATTGATACCCACTACATTCAACCGGGAAGTTTAGGAGGAGATACCACACCACTATATGTTTTAAATGGTAGCACATACATAAAACAAAGGAATGCGGGATTATCTTCAGACTACTCATTCAATATATTTGCTGTAGCAAGCAATGTAAAACAAATGAGAGTATTGGTTAGTATATTATTAGAAGCATTTCCTAGAAGAGGTTATATCAAATCATACTTAGATGCTAACATAGCTTTTGATAATAACCTATTCATAGAATTCACAGGAAGTGGAGATACACCAAACTTAGAAGAAGGTGTAATGGAGAAGTATTATAGTTTTGAAGTAAGAGATATATTCGAAAGGTTACCACAAACTATCGATGCTAGTATTTCCAAAATAACTGAAATAACATTAAACCCTATAAAATTAGATTAACATGCCTATTAACGTAATTAAGAATGATATTATAATAAGTTTACCAGCGGGTAACCAGATACCGATGTCTGTACTAATCGGAGCTTTAAATCAAATCGTAGATGATTATTACTTAGAACTAGGCGACAAGGTTGATGTAGTTGCTGGTCAAGGTTTATCACAGGAAAACTTTACAACAATATTAAAAGATAAACTAGATAACCTTATTAGTGGTTATGTAGGATTCTATGCTGATGAAGCAGCATTAAACTCAGCACACCCAACTGGTATCAGTGGAGAATATGCTCAGGTAGGTTCTACAGATACCTTATGGACTTGGGATGCAGATACTGGAGCTTGGGTTAATTCAGGTACTACATCAATGGGTGATATGCTTAAAGCAACTTATGACCCAACTAATATAAATGGTTCTGCCTTTGATATGGATAACATGACAGAGTCAGGTACTAAGAAAATATTAACTGATGTAGAAAGAAGTCAATTTGCAGATGCCTTTGGGTGGGGAGATCATGGTACAGAAGGATATCTAAAAAATACAGATATCTTATTCGGTTCATTCAAAGTATACAAAGCATCAGGTAATTTTAATAAAGGTACTTTAGAAACTAATGATGTAATACAAGGTATATGGTCAATCTCCAGATTCTGGGTAGCAGCTATATATAATGGAGGTACAATAACTAACGAAGCTAACTACACTATCAAACAAGAAATATTACTTACTTAATACAACACAAATGAAAAAAATATTTTTACTGGTAGCCTTTATGCTTGCAAGTATATTAGGCTTTTCTCAGACAACCACAAATATAAATTCTCAATTATTCGTTGAGACAGTCCCAACAGGGGATGCTACTATGGAGGTAATGGTAATGGACGTAGATAATATACTCCAGAAAATGCCTCGGTTAACATTCTTATCAGGTTATGTAGCTAACACAGATTTAACCGCAGCCAATACTATATTCACACCATACCTCACTTTAGGTTCTACTAACGTTCAAGCCGTTATCATGGAATTAAAAGATGAGGTAAATTTATTAGGGGGTGGCCTAGCTTTCGGGGATTTATCAGATGTAACTATAACCACTCCAGTTGTAACTCATGTAGCAGTATATGATGGTGCAGGTTGGGTTAACAGGGTATTAATACATTCTGATATAAGTAATTTTGCTACAGGGGTAACAGATAATGAGACAACACACTCAGATGTATTACAAGATGGAGATTTCTTATCAGAAGGTATAATGAGAAGGTCAGCTACTACTGGTATATATAGTATATTACCGGATAACACTGGAAACTGGGATACAGCATTTACTTGGGGAGATCATGGAGTAGAGGGATACCTTACTTCATTTACTGAATTAGATACAGTATATATTAACGATCCAGCTTTTGGTATAAGTGCTGGACAGATAACAAACTGGGATGCAGCATTCTTATGGGGAGATCATGATTTAGTAGGATATCTTACAACAGAGACAGATGATCAAACGGCTGCAGAGGTAACAACAGTAGTAACCAACTTTGATAATAATCTATCAGCATCAGATACTGATGTACAAACTGCATTAGAAACATTAGATGAATTAATAACGGGTTCTGGTGTAACTAACCTAGCTTATGATTCAGCAACTAAGGTAGTATCTTCAGATACCGGTACTGATGCAACACTAACAGTAGTAGATGGAGTCAATGACGGGTTAATGATAGTAGCAGATAAGACTAAGCTAGATGGGGTATCTGGTAGTAATACTGGAGATCAGGACTTAAGTGCTTATTTACCTAAGTCAGCTGGAAATGGGGAGGGATTAACGGCTGCTCTTTATATCGAAACTTCAGCTGGGTCTAATGCTTTAGACTTTACAAATAATGATGGGTACATTCAAGGAGTAGGTAGGATATATGGTTTAGCAGATGCTTTACCTAGTATTATGTTTACTGCTACAGAATTCTTAACATATAAAAAATTAAGCCCAGGTACACATGATACTTATGATTTAGGTACTAATATTAAAAGGTGGCAGGATTTATATGCAATGAGCGGTAGTTTTACTAATACTATTACAGCTAGTAACTTATCAGGTACTAATACTGGGGATCAAGATTTAACCCCACTAGAAACTAAGTTAGGTAGGGATGAAACTACAGCAGTAGCTTATACAACATTGGATGCCGATGCTGGTAAAACAATTATAACAACACACTCATCTGTAATACTAAGTGATGATGTAGCTATCACAGCAGGCTTTGATTTAAATATATTAAATAACTCTGGTGGTAACATTACTTTCTCATACGGTACAGATGATGCTGATATCGGAGGAGCGATACCGGATTTACCAGATACTAAATATGCTTATATAAAATATGTAGGAGCTAACGAATGGTCAACAATAGTTGGTGGAGATGTTGGAGGCTCAGCTACAACTATAGCTAGTTTAGATGACACAGATATAACATCACCAGGTAATGGTCAAGCTTTAACCTATAACACTACCTCATCTAAATGGGAGAATACAACATTAGGGGCTGGTGTTACACAACTAGATAATTTATCAGATGTAACCTCTGCCGCTGTTACAGATAAGTTTGCATTAATGGCAAATGGTTCTGGTTATGTAGGTAGAGCTATAGTAGAAGCAGATATCTCAGACTTAACTCATATCCCAGATACAAATTTAGATATCGCTACATCAGCAGAAGTAAACACAGGTACAGACAACGTTAAAGCTATTTCACCACTAGCTTTGGCAGGTTCTCAATTACAAACAGATGTAACTACAAATAATGCTAAGACCTCTAATGCAACACATACTGGTGATGTAACAGGGGACGTAGCTTTAACTATAGCGGCAGCATCAATAGATGTTGCTATGATTGATAATACAGGAACACCAGGCCCAACAACTTTTTATAGAGGTGATGGTGCTTGGGAAGTACCATCAGGTGGGGGTAATCTATCTAACACAGGTACACCAGTTAATAACCAAGTAGGAGTATTCACATCTGCCACAATTTTAGAAGGTGATGATGCTTTCACTTGGGATTCAACAACTGGAGCTTTAAGAATAGATGGTACTGCCACTACAGATTACTTTCAATTTAGGACTAATCAATCAAGTGCTAATGGTAGAGCTATATTTGAAATAGGTAATGTAGGAGGAAGTGATGTAGCTCTTTGGGTTATGCCTGATGTAGATGCAGCAAACCAATTTCCATCAACTTTAGAAATGTTTACCAGTAGAGATAATACATCTGCTAATACCAAACGTTTTGGATTTACAAGTTTTACAGACAGAGCTTTTATATTTAGTAGTGCACAAGGAGGTTCTGATGTAGGAGAGAAAATAGAAATGACTACACTAGGTAGAAATGGAGCTACTCAACTAAGGCTTAACACTGATGGTAGATTAGAAATATTTGCAGACCCAAGTACAGCAGATGGTGTTGGAGATCAAGGTTATAATGATTTAAGATATGCAGCAATTGCAGATGCTAATGCTAATCACACTGGAGATGTAACAGGTTCAGCTGCTTTAACAATAGGGGCAGACAAGATTTTAGAATCACATCTTAAATCAGTCAATGCACCAACAGATGAATACGTATTAACCTATGAAGCTACCACTGGGGATTTCGAATGGCAAGAGGCTGCTACTGGTGGAGCTGGGGATATTACAGAGGTTAATACTACTGGTCCTCTACAAGGCGGTTCTATAACAGGGGCAGTTAACCTAACAATAGATCAAGCTAATACATCTACAGATGGATACTTATCACAGACAGATTGGGATATCTTTAATGGTAAGACTTCAAATACAGGTACAGTAACAGCAGTGAACAATGGTAATGGTATGAGCTTCACTAATATCACTGGTTCTGGTACTGTAACTCTTGGAACACCAACATCAGTAACAGGAACAAGCACTAACAGTGTAACAACAAGTTCACATACACATGCAGTTACTACAGCAGCAGTTACAAATGGGGGTACAGCTTTAGCTGATGGTAATAATATATATGATTTTGTAATAGGTTTGGGATATACTTCAAATGCAGGTACAGTAACATCTGTAGCAGGTGGGACAGGTACTACTTCATCTGGTGGTACAACACCAAGTATATCATTGAACTTCGCAGAGCTAACAGATATGACTGGGGACATTGCAGCAGGTACTGAATTCATTATACAAAATGGTGCAGTAGAATCTAGGAAGGCCGCATCAGAAATTAAATTAGGTACATTTAGTAATGATCAGAACTGGTCATCAGCTACTGGGACAATGAGTTCTTGGTATGTATATGTTCAAGGGGTAAACAAAGAACAGATAACAAATGGAGAACATGTAGATTTTAGAGTAGGTAATGGTTTATCTGTAGTAGGTACTACGGTAACAAACCCAGATATAACATATTCACTTGGAACATTAAGTGCAGACTGGAATTCAGGCTCAACCTATTCAATAACGGCAGCAGCATTTTATGAAGGTTCATTAAGGGCTTTAAAAACAAATATACAACCCTTTACACAATCAGCTTTAGAATTAGTAAATAGCCTAGACATTGTAACCTATGATAAGAAGGATGGAGAGATAGAAAATAAGATAGGGATAATCATTGATGATAGTCCTAAAGAATTTGCTAATCCCGATGAGAATGCAGTTGACCTTTACAAAACTATATTCATTCAAGCTAAGGCAATACAAGAACTTACAGATAAATTAGAAGCATTAGAAAACCGAGTTAAAAAATTAGAAGATGACAAAATTAATATTAACGATCCTACTCGTATGCAGTTGGATAAATTTATACCCGCAACTAGAAACTAATAGAATGGTCACATACAGTGACCTTCAATGGCTTATAGATAATGAAGGCTTTGTATTAAAAGATGATTTTTCCGCAGAAGATGATGATGAATGTCCTACTAAAGCACAGATCATAGATGCACTCTATGTAGATGAAACAGACCTATCATCATTTGGAGCTTTACAATTAGTATCAGGTGAGAACATAACACAAGGTACAATAAGAACAACATTCTTTAGATCAGTTACTTCAACAGTAGATAATGATTGTTCTCCAGTAACAGCTACAGCGATGTATCATAATGGCACAACAGATTTACCTATGGTAGGATATCAGATTTATACTAATCCAGCCGAGGCTTCATGGGATGGTAATAATTATTATGCAAATGCAGAGAGATATGTTGGTTCGGGTGTTAGCCTTAGATTTAGGACTAATCCATCTGGAGTATGTACTGAACTCTACTGGTGTCAGGATTATTCAACAACACCTTATAATTTAACAACCTCTGCTGTAGGCTATACAAATTTTACTATAAGTTGGGATGGAGGAGATTTATATCAAACACCTTCACATCAAGTAATTGTTAGACACACTAATTCGGTTGGAACTATATATCACCAAGAAGTAGTAAACGCAAAAACACTAGTGGTAGAAAATACGGGATTAACTCCCAGTACTTTATGGTGGGTTGAAGTTAGAGCATATCGTTCTAGTGATGGCGCTTATGGATATAAGACTGCTAACACTACAGTATCAACATTAACTAATTACTCTATTGTATTAGGACATACAGATAGTGCTATTGCCCCTTGTGATCCACCGAGTGGAAGTAATACTTATTGGACTACATCTGCAACACCAGTTCAAGGGGATTATTTTTATACAGATTCTGATATGACAACACCTTTCAACGGAAGTGGTGAATGGCATAGAGATGAAGAATTAAACGTATCATTTAGAATTGGCACTGATGGTTACATCTCAGCTAAGACAACTTGTTAAACACGAATACAAATCTTTAAATATATAAAATTATGAATGACTTTGAATACACAGGATTAATAATCTTTTTGGCAGTAGCAATCGGCTTAATTATTTGGGCTGTAATTAGGAGTAAAAAGAAAACAGTAACAAAACCGAATCCAGCACCTATAGTTAATCCCGGAGGTACTGGGGTTAAACCGGAAGTATATATGGGAGAATCAAATCCTTCTCAGGGCTCGGCGATCAATGCTTTCAAGAATGTCACAGCAACACGAAGGTACTATGCAGCTAGAGAACTAACTTTACATGATACAGTATACAATCACTATACAGCAGAGCCTACAGTTGGTAATGAAAAATGGATAGGTTTGATTGATACTAAAGGAAGTATCACAGCTGTTAAATTAAGCAACGCTGGAATCATTCTAGAACTAGTTAAATGAAAAGATTAATATTATTACTACTACTATTACTAGCGGGGTTTACGCATGCTCAGAATCCCGCTTTAATAGCTAGTGAGTATACAGTAGTAGTAACAACCGAGTATGATGATATACTTGCCTATGCTACACTTCAAGGGTATACAGCACCAAGCGCAGGACAACAAGTAGTTCAACGAGCTTTAATAGATGACCTGAAGACTGATGGGGTTTGGGACCAAGTAGATATATTATATATACCAGCTAATGATGGCTCAAAAGAATTTGGGGAAATAAATTGGAAAGACCCTGATAACTTCGAGCTACTGGAAGTGGGTGATGTATGGTGGATAGCAAACAAAGGTATTCTATCTGCTTCTCTATCTAATTATTATAAGACAGGATGGATTGCATCAACCAATGCAACCTATGCTTCTTTAGATGATATCAATGCCTCAGTCTATGTTACAGAAGAAGGTTCTTTTCTAGATGATTCACAATATTACTTAGGGGCAGGAGACACAGATCAATTTACTCTTGCATTACAATATTATCATCCGGCTGATGATACACAAGGTAGAGCCAATACAGGTTCTTATGTTGGTGGTGGCACTACAGGTAGAGCTAAAGGATTGTTTATGGTAGACAGGATTACATCTACCAATCAAAAAGTAATAATAGGAGGAATTGTTGAAGACAATGATGCAGATGCTTCAAGTACATTATCTAATGTAGAGATGTATTTATTATTAGCAAATAATGGTTTAGGCACTCCTATAAATAAATCAGATGCTACACTTGGGTATATATCTATAGGTGGTTCACTGGAAGCAGAGGATGCTGCATTGAATACACTTATCTCAACATACATATCTGACATTGCAGAAATTAATGCAACATTTGAAACAACATCTAGTAATGCAACATGGTCACCTGATGGAATAATAAACACAGGCTCTACACTTCATTGGGAAGCTAGAGGCACAGGCATTGCAGATTTAGATGCAGATGCGAATGATCCTACCTTTGATTTTAGTGCTAACACAGGTAATGACCCTATTGTAATTACTGTTACATCGGCAGATGATTTAGTGAATTGGACTAAGGTAGATATAGGGTGGGATAAATTATCTAAAGCAGATATAACAGAAGTACCTTCTTTAGATAAAGTATGGCTGTGGGGTGATGATCTAATGACTTATGTTAACCTTGATAAACAAACAAGCTTAACTGAACTATGGCTTAGGGATATGAATATAACTTTAATGCCAAATGTTAGTGGGTTTACCTCTATGATCAATATGGATTTATTAGGTAACCCTTTTACAAATACTTCAATTGATGTTTCAGGAATGACAGTCATTGAAAGACTTGGTGTTGGTAACATACCAAATTTAGCAACTTTAGATATTTCTAATAATGTTTGGATTGATTACCTATTAATGAGGGGTAGTAATTTCTCGGCAACTACTAATGGTAATGCTATAAATAACCTTTCAAATTTCTTATTACCTCATGGTCAAGTTGAAGTAAATGCATTAGGTACAGATTCTTTCATTGGACATAATTCACTTTATTTAAGGGGATGGACTATGGTAGTGGATGCTGACCCTTTACCAGATTTATCCTTAACAGGTTTAGGTATATCTCAGGTATCTGATAGAATGACAGATAGGA